CTCTGGATGATTTATCAGTCCGCGTTCAACTGGCTCCAGCAGGGCCAGACCCCGGCTCAGATGTCGCAGGACGTCGCCGAGAACCTGGACGTGCCCGAACCTCCCGCCCCCTCTAACCCATGAAGTCTTTACACAATGCTCTCTGTGGTCGCGAGCCGATGCTCTGCGACCCCATCAAGGCCGCGAACCACGCCAAGTACGCCGAGAAATACGGCGTGGTCGAAGGCGTGCTCGATATGTTCTTCAACCCTGTCGCCAAGCCCTACGTGACCCCTGCGGGCACGGCGGTCATCAGTGCCAAGGGTGTCCTCGGCATCGGCCTGACCAAGTTCGAGAAACTCACTGGCGGCGCCGACATGGAGGAAATCTCCGACCAGATTGACGAGGCCATCGCCAACCCTGCGGTGAAGCGTATCGCTTTCAACATCTCCAGCCCGGGCGGTTCTGTCCTCGGCACCCCTGAGCTCGCCGATAAGGTGGCCATGCTTCCGCTGCCGACGATGGCCTATACCAAGGACCTCATGGCATCCGGCGGTTTCTACTGGGGCTCGCAGGCTGACCACGTGCTGGCCTCGCCGTCAGCGTACGTGGGCTCCGTAGGTGTGATCCTCGTGGACGAGTCCTACGCCGAACACTACAAGCAGATCGGCCTGCAGCTCGAAATCTTCCGTGCGGGCAAGTTCAAGGCCGCCAACGTGGCCGGAGAAGGCTACTCCGAAGATATGCGCGGCGAAGAGCAGCGCCGCATCGAGCGTATGCACGACCGCTTCAAGTCTGTCGTGAAGCGCAAGCGCTCTTACGCCAGGGACGAAGACATGGAAGGCCAAGTGTTTACGGGCGAAGAAGCCGCCGAAAAGGGGCTCATCACCGGGCTGGCCACGTCCTTCAACGCCGCCCTCGACGAGTTCGAGCGGACCACCTAACCCGAACTACCCCGCAATAGTATATGGCTCTCACCATCGAAGAACGCTTCAAGGCCGCCGAGGCCGTTGTCATCTCTCTGACCGCTGAACGCGACGACCTCCGCAAGAGCGTCGAAGCCGCCGCCGTCAACGTCTCCGTCGAACTGGACGCCGCCAAGGTTTCCCTCGCCGAGAAGGACGCTGCCCTGGCTGACCTCTCCGCCAAGCTCGAAGAAGCCAACGCCAAGGTCTCCAGCCTGGAAGCCTCCGTGCAGTCCGGCGCCAAGGAAGCCGCGAACATCCTCGCCTCTTCTGGCGTCGAAGCCGTCAAGGCCGAAGACACCGCCGCCGCCGCCGCCGTCTCGCTCGCCGATCAGTACGCCTCGATGCCTGCTGGCCCTGAGCGCCGTGCGTTCTTCAAGAAGCACAAGGCCGTCCTCTTTTCCAAGTAACCCTTTCAACCCACCCTCCTAAGCTACCATGCCTAACACCATCAACGCCGCTCTGATCGTCGACACCGTCGCCGAACTCAGCCTCACCTCCCTCTCGAACCGCCTCGCCGGTCTTCGCAACTTCGCCTCCGACTTCTCCTCGGACGTGAAGCGCCCGAAGGACGTCGTCCAGGTGGCTCTCTCGACCGCTGGCTCTGCCACGCTGACGAACCCGACCTCGTTCAACAGCATCGGCGACAGCACCCTCGGTGCCTCTGCCGTCACGCTGAACCACCTCTACCAGCCCTTCGGCCTCTCCTACGCTGATGTCCAGAACGGCATCCGCCTCGAGAAGATCCTGAAGATCAACATGGACAAGCTGGCCGACTCCATCTGGGCCGCCGCTACCGCTCCGATCACCGTCGCCAACTTCGGCGCCGCCACCGTGACCGCTGCCGACAGCGCCGTCACCCCTGGCTCTGCTCAGCTGAAGGCTCTCTGGGCCGGTGTCAGCAAGGCCGGTCGCAAGACCCTCATCGTGAACCCTGGCATCTACAGCCAGCTCATCCCGACCGCCACGACTGGCCTGCCCCTCTCTGAAGGTGCTTATGGTTTCGAGGGCGGCGTGTTCTACGCCAACGTCTTCCCGTCCGAAGCCAAACTCGCTGGTTTCGCCTGCTCGGCTGAAGCCATCGCGATGGCCGCTGCCAGCCCGGACCTCGACTCCGTCGGCAACCAGTTCCTCGTCCGCGAAGTCGTCCCGATCGAAGGTCTCGGCATCTCGGTCTCGTACAACGTCTGGGTCGACGCCTCCACCCGTAACCTCATCGGTTCCATGGAACTGATGTTCGGCGCGGCCAAGGGCATCACCACGGGCACCATCGCCTCGGTCTACAACCCCTAATCGGGGCTGAGCCTCTGAACAGCCCCCAGCGATGGGGGCTTTTTTGTATCCCCCTTTCCAACCCATGAGCATCTACCAGACCTTTCTCGCAGACTTCCAAGGACTGTTGGCGGACGTAGGCGTCCCGGCCAGCGTCAACGGCAACCTCTTCCTGGTTGCCCTGTCCCGCCCCATGAACACCCCCAAGTTCGACGCGGGGGGCTTCGTCGACCAGAAGATGTGGACGGTGCGTTTCGCCGCCGCTACGGCCCCTTGGACGGCTTCTGATGGCCGGGTTGGGGGTCAGGTCGCCACCATCGTCTCGGGCGTCCCTATGGCCTCCCTAGCCGAAGGTAAGAAACTGACGGTCAACGGGCAGGTCCTCCGGGTCAAGGGTCAGGCTTACAAGCAGGCCAGCGCCGTCATCGAGCTGGAGTGCATCGACGATAACCAGTAATGGCCAAGAAGAACAATGCGGCCATCGAACCGAAGTCCTTGATGGACTTCACTATGATGCTGCATCAGTTCACCAAAGAGGTGGGTGGCGACCTCGAGATGATTGGGCGGGAGCAGATGCGCCTGATCTGCCGGGACGCCATGACCTTTACGCCCCCTATGCCCAAGGGCGGGGGCCGTGGCCTTATCGATGCCGCCCGCCGTGCCGGTGCCAACAAGCTGGGCAACGACGTCAAACGCATCTTCATTCCCCAGGACGCCCCGGTGAAGGGCAAGTCCGTCTTTCTCCGCCAAGTCATCAACGCGGTTAAACTGGGAGGGGGTGTCGAGGGCGGCTTCGGCGCTGAGTGGCTGGACGTCTACACCAGCCAGACCGCCAGCAAGGTTCGCGGCCTGTCCCCTGTCCTCCGCAAGATCATGCAGGACACCGACCACCACCGGGCGTTCAGGAAGGCAAGCAACTACCTGAACAAGTCCAACATCCGTGGCAGTTATCGACCCATTGCCGGCCTCGCCCCAGACCCGCGTCCCATCCACGACAAGTACAAGAACGCCGTGAACGGACGATGGAAGCGCAACCAGCCCATCGGTGGCCCCCAGTATTACATCGAATCGACCGCTGCCCTCAACGCCTACATCCTACAGCGCCAGACCAAGGTCGGCACAGTCAAGGCCGGGTGGGCTTACAACCTCCGCCAGATTCCCAAGTCAGTCGACGGTAAGGGCAAGGAAAAGAACTTCGGCGTCTACAACGCGCCCTGGGTGGATTCCAACATCCGCTCTGGAACGGGGGTCTTCAGCCAATCAGTCACGCCTAACCGCGTCTCGATGACCGTCCAGAACATGATCGGCAATATCAACAACGTGGCCACCGAGGCCAACACCGAGAACATCGTCTACGGAAATCGCGTTCGCCAGATGGGCGACACTGTGCAGGCTCGTGTCCGAGACCGCATCGAGCGCGCAAACAACCGTAAGAAATAACTTTATCCCATGGGCACCAAATCCGCACGACACATCGTGGAAGCCGTCCTGGCTTCCTACCTCGACAGCCAGCCAGAACTGGCGGGCGTCACGTTCTACACCGGGGACTCAGCTGAGACCGCCACGCTCCCCAAGGCCGTAGTCCTCTGCGACTCCGCCCGCCTGCCGAACGACCTACCCGACGGCCTCGGCAACTATATGTGCGGGGTCCGCGTGACCATCTTCGACTCCGCCGACGACACGACCCTCGCCGATCACCGCGCCCGCTGCGCCGCCATCGCCGGAGCCATGCAGGACTTGCCCCTAATCAAGGCCGCGTTCGTTGCCGGGGGCGATGCCCTCTGCTACGACATCACCCCGACCTCTGAGGACGAGGGGGTAAACGAACGCTCCTGGGCCTCGGTCTTCGCCTATGACGTGCTGGTGGTCGTGAACCCTGAGTAACCCGAACTACCGAGCAATAGTATATGGCCGCAATCGTCAAAGGGGTAACCGCAATCTACGGCGTCGCCGGTGCTACCGTGGCAAACGCCGTGGTGCAGTCCTACACCAACGACGGCGAGTTCACGTCCGAAGCCACCATCGTGGACGAGGATGGTATGACCGTCGCTTGGCGCGGCGATGACCGCAAGACGCAGATCAGCGTCGAACTCATTGCGAAGACCTCTGCCATCCCTCAGCTCGGCGCCTCTTTCTCCCTGACCGTCAATACCGCTTCGTCCTACGCTGGCGGCACTGCTTCGACCACCTTTACCGGCTGGGTCCAGAAGGTCTCAGAGAAGGGCTCGAATCGTGGCTACTCTGCCGTGACGGTCACTGCTGTTTGCTACGAGGCCATCGCCTCCTAACCGCATGGATAAGCGGTTCACATCCGCTTTCACGGACCCAGGGCTTACTAAACTCCTGGGCCGTTTTGTTTCTCCGTTCTGCCTGCTTCACCGCGTGCAGCTTGAAGCAGCCGAAAGCCCTCTCCTGCGCTCAGGCGTGGACGTCCGCCCGCTCGACCTGCTGGTGGCCGTCAAGATCTGCTCTGGCGAACGCCTCGACAAGCTGACGTGGAAGGACTCCTGGTATCTCGGCAAGATGACCGGGAGCGGGGATTACTTCGCCGAACAGATTGAGCGCTTTTCCAATTACGTGCTGGTCAGCGCGTGGCCCAAGTTCTGGGAGCGTAAGTCCAAGAGCATGGAAACCTCCGGCATCCCTTGGCCCCTAAGCGTGGTGGCCAATCTCATTGCCAACAACGTCTCAGAGGATCGCGCCTGGACGATGCCCGAGTGCCAAGCCATCTGGCTCAACTCTTCCTTTGCCGTCTGCAAGGGGGCTGAACTGAAAGTCCTCACCACCGAGGACGAAGAACTAATCGATCAACTCGAGAAATCCGAAGCATGAGCAACGTCATCAAGTTCAGCATCAACGGCGACACCAACGCCGAACAGGTCACTGAGAAGGTCAAGAAGTCCGTCTCTAACCTGGAGAAGAACATGGAAGGGGTCCAAGCCCGTTTCAAGAACTTCGGCAAGGACCTGTTCCTTTCGTTCGCGGCCCCGATGGTCATCCTGAACTCGGCCATCAACATGATTTCTGGCGCCATCGAGAAGAGCCGCCAGCAGATGGCGGACGCCAAGGCTGTGGCCGAAGGCGGTGGCAACAAGTATATGCGAGCCGGTACGGTGACTTCCGCGCAAGAAGCGGCGCGCCGTCGGCAGGACGCCCTAGATCGCCAGAACGCCAAGCTTGGAGCCGAGGCCGTTGCGCGTGAGCAGGGCGAAGGACAGGGCAATGGCCTAGCCAGTGGCGCCGAAGCCGAAGCCGCCATGGCGACCTACGTGGAAGAGGGCAAGGGCTTCTGGAACACTGCAGGCCGCTGGCTTGAAACCGCCAGCATGGGCCTAGGATTGAGCGACTACGCCAAGAGCGAAGACATCCAAAAGATTCTCGAGCGACGTGCCGCTGGCCGTGACGCATCCGGCCCTGAAGCTAAGGCCGCAGCCGAAGCCGAAGCCGCCGCGAAGGCTCAGAAGGCCGCAGCCGAAGCAGAGGTCGCCGCCAAGAAGGAGGTCGACAGCATGGCCACCACTTTCAAGGGACCCGAAGGTTTCGGCAACGTCATCGGCGTAGGCGCCAACCCGGTGCTCGAAGCCATGAACACCCAGCTCGAAGAGCAGCGGACCCAGTCCGCCCTACTCCGTCAACTGGTCGATGCGAACACCGTCCGGGGCGGAAGTTGGATGCCGCCTGCCCGCACCCCTTAACACCTGAAAGCATATGCCTAATCTCGTAGAAAAAGGAAACGCCCTGACGACCCCGCTCATCCAAGCGGGTTGGAATATCGTCGGTGACGGCTACGGCCTAATCACTTCGACCACCCGGTATAAGTGCGACCATACCGCGTCCCTGACTGCGTTTGTCGCGCGAGGCACCCCGCACCCGGACCCGGCCTATTCTTTCCTCAAGATCCACAAGTATTCCATCAGCTGGGACGCCCTGGGCATCGCCGTCCTTTCCATCGACTACGTGGGCATCGACCCGACTTTCAACAGCGGCAACTTCAGCAACCCCGAGGTCGGCACGTCCAACGGCCTGACGGCTGAGAACATCACGACCAACCAGAACTTCTTCACCGAGGCTTTCGGCGGTAGCACCTACGCCATCGCCGGAGAGCCCCCCTATACCCAGTCCCCCGTCGGCCCTCTGGTTGAAATCAAGAACCCTGCTGACTACATCAGCATCACCACTGGAAGCACGGTGACGACCGTTAGCAGGAAGCAGTCCTACATCGGTAACAACGGCGCCTGCTTCGAGGACGTCAACGGCGGTCGCTTCATCGGTTTCGTCAAGCCCGAGTTCAAGCACTTCTACGGCAAGACGAACTACCTTGCCCCTCAGTCTTCCTTCTCCGGCCACTTCTACACGACGCAGGCCGCCATGGTTAACGAGGCATTGACCCTGCTGGGAACGAGTTCGTTTAACAACAACTGGAACTCCCTTCTCCCCAAGATCGTGCCGGACTACGCAGGCCCTGCTGCTGAATGGATTTCCGACGCGGATAACGGCTCTTACAATCAGCTGCTGCTCAGCCAGGTAAACATCCAAGACTTCGGCGCCCTCTACAAGGTGAACTATGAAGTCCGATATAGCGTGCAGGGCTGGCCGAGCGAAGTATACCAGAAGGTCAGCACCCTCTGACCTATGAGCATCCAGCCCGGGAACGGCTATAACTTCAAGGCATCGTCCAGCGGCTTCAGCCTGGACATCCAACAGCCGTGGACGCCCCCGACTGGTGACGGCGTCTACCTTGGCGTACAGTTCCCCATCCCTGAGCCTCGTATCCCTGAGCAGTTGGTGAACGCCCCTATGGCGGTCATCCGCCCTTCTCCGTTCGAGTGCCGTATCGTGTCGGTCAACGGCCAGCGATACCTGCAGATCGCCAAGGGAAGCATCGCCTACAGCGGGACCAATATGCCCATCATCTATGATGGGGCGTTCACGCAGCTCGGTCAGGCTGAAGCGACCAAGGTGCAGATCTGCCCTACGGCGATGAGGCAGGCGACCAACATCTACCCGGGCGGCAACCCTGGCATCGACCCTTACTATTCTATCGCCTGGTGGATGGAGAACGGGGGAGGCTATAAGATTCCCGACACCCTCTCCGTGTTCTCGCTCTACGGGTTCAAGTGGGACGTGCAGCCCAACGTGCCTCCCTTCGAGGACAGCGCCGTGGTAAACACCGGGCTTCCCACCTTGGCCATCATCGCGGATTCAAACACCACCGACGACGCGAAGATTCAGAAAGGCACTGGCCCGTCCATCTACGAGAACACGATGAACGTGCAGAAGATGGAAGGCTACACCGCCGCCGAGACGGACCTGCCCGGCGACTGGGGCCACTGTCACACCACTTGGTTCAACCCCCGCAGGTTCGGCTATAACTACAAGGTGATCGCTCAGGTCAACGCCTTGGCCAGCACTGCCTTCAGCGCGTCGGCCAGCATCGTCCGTCCTGCCGTCCCTGTGTTCCAGAACATGATCCAAAAGATTAAGTTCGACGGAAACCCTTCGGGCGGAGCGGTCACCATTACCTGCGGAGGATTCACCTCCACCGTCCCCTTCCCGGTCACCAACTTCTACAGCGCAACCGTGCCTGTCTACTCCAACGAGTTGACGCTGAAAGCCTGCCTCGAGTCTATCGTGGCGTTTCTAATCCCTGAAATCGAGACCCCCTTCACGATGTTAGGCAATGTGGAGGTTTCCAAGTATTCCGATTCAGAATACTACGTGTCCTTCGTCAACCAGCTGCAGGGCATCGCTGTCCCTCTCCTGACCATCAACACGGCAACGGTGACGAGCTACGAGTACGACCTGAACCTCATCCAGTATCACACCGGCACGCTGGACCTTACGATCCCGGTGCAGTTCGGCATGACCCAGCTGATGAACAAGGCTGACGTGACCGAGGCCGAAGACCCCTACAACCTGAACAAGGACGGCTCGCCTGTCTGGAAGGACATCAACAACCGCGCCGACGTCATCGGCTGCACGGACTTCTCCGGCGACGTGACCAATGGCGGGATGCAGAACCTGAACGCCATGACCAGCGTGAAGCCCGACTATACCAAGGTCGCCGGTTGCACCGACGAGCCTGCCCCAGACTCTATGCACCCCTTCAAGGTCATCCACGACTCCACCTCTGGCGGTATGTCCACCTACTCCATCGTCTCGGGCACGGTCAACAACGTCACCCCTGGCAACATCGCCAGCACGATCACCGTCTCGACGAGCACCTACGAAGTCTGGGTCAAGGCGCCGTTCGCGGGTGGGGTCTTCCCGGCCACCTCTGGCTTCGAGTGGAACATCGGAACCCCGCTGCCGTCCGACACGGACGCCGAGGGCTATATCCGTATCGCCACCGTCAACGGCTCGACCGTCACCCAGTTCGTCACCGGCTCGCTGTGGGCTGACCGCATCAAGCTCGGCTCGGCCACGGCGACCTACTACTACGCCCGCGTCTGATGGCCTCCGCCGTAGGCAGTTCGGCCGCGTTGTCCACTTGGGGCAAGTTCCGTTGCGTCTGGTGTCTGCAGGAGAACTACGACTACACCACTTTTTCCGACCACAACATCACCTTCGGATCAGGACAGAAAGCCGCCGCCGCCGGAAGCGGTCTGATCAGGTACAAGCCTAGGCCAATCAGTGGCACATATTTTTCAGATGACCTTCAGCCGACCATCTGGAACCAAGCCTACACGGATTCATTCCCTCCGCCCATCGGTGGCAACCGCATCTACTCCCAGCCCCTGCAGGTCAAAGTAGGCAGCCCGACGGGTGTTGAGAGCGCTGCCGTGACGGACGAAGCCAAGGCCGTGATGACAGGCGCCACCGTCGGATTCTTCGACGGACGCTCGACGACCATCACTTCGACCTTCTGGGATACGGGCAGGCAGACGTGGGACGGACCGGGTCCAAGCCCCACTGTCGCAGGGGATGTGGTCTCAATCGGCAACCTGACCGCCTTCTGACGGATAAAACCCGAAATCCGCCACAATAGGTATACCTATGTCGAACACGGCGTATTTCCAGCAGGGTAACACTTTCGCCTGCACCTTCGCCTGGACGCCGGGTGCGACTGGCCCCGCGAACCTGCTGGCCACGACCCTGTCCTCGACCCTCCGCGACCGCTGCGGAACGGAGTATGAGCTGACGGTGACCAAGGCCGGAGACGGCCTGTCGTTCACCTGCACCTACCCGGGCTCGACCTCCGACTGGGAAATCGGGCAGTATGCCTGGGACATCAAGTTCGTCTTCCCATCTGGCACGTCCCACTCGGAACTCTTCCGCGTGATCGTCGAGCAGACCATCACCGCCTAAGCCATGCCCTTCGGAACCATCACCGCTACTGAAAGCACCTTCGGCTCCATCTCGGGGTCTATCGTCGGCGCCGTCCCAGGCACCCTCTCGGGCTCTGTCGGAGTGCCCGGACCGCAGGGCGAACAAGGGATTCAAGGGATTCAGGGCCCACCCGGACCCGCAGGCCCTGGCTCCACGTGGGGCGGTATCGCTGGCACCCTCTCGGCACAGACCGACCTGCAGACGGCGCTCGACGGAAAGTATAGCACGTCCAACCCGAGCGGCTTCATCACTTCGGCTGCCCTTTCCGGCTACGCTCCGCTCGCCAGCCCACTTTTCACGGGCGACCCTCGTGGCCCTACCGCCGCCCTCGGCGATAACGACACCTCCCTCGCGACGACCGCCTTCGTCCAGCAGGAACTCCTGTCGGGCACGGCCAACGCCCGCAACCTCGAGGTCTACGTCCGCAACCAGACCGGCTCGACGATCCCTGCCGCCTCGATTGTCTACATCAACGGCGCCACGGGTAACCGCCCGACGATCACGCGCGCCCAGGCGAACAACGACGCGAACTCAGCCCAGACCTTCGGCTTCACTAAGGCCGCCATCGCGAACAACGGCTTCGGCTTCGTCATCGTGCGCGGTGAACTCGAGAACGTCGACACCTCCGCCCTGACGGAAGGCGTCCAGCTCTACCTCTCCCCGACTGTTGCGGGAGCCTACACGACCACTAAGCCCTCCGCTCCCCAGCACCTCGTCTACGTCGGCATCTGCGTCCGCGCTCACCCGACTCAGGGCGTCATCCTTGTCGCCGTGCAGAATGGTTACGAGCTCCCGGAGCTCCATGACGTAAAGATCACCAGTCCGACGAACGGTCAGGTTCTCAAATACGACTCCGCTCAATCGCTCTGGGTCAACGGCACGGACTCGGCTGGAGTCGCCTGGGGTGGCATCACCGGCACGCTCACCTCGCAGACCGACCTAGCCACGGCGCTGAACGCCAAGCTAGAACTCTCGGGCGGTGTGCTCACCGTCAACAGCACGATCCAAGCGTCCACGGCCACGACGTCCTCCCTGTTCGCAGGCGATGTGTTTGGCGTGGAACTCTCGGCCAACCCGTCCGAAAACGCCAGCCTTCAGTATAACGGCCTCCTGGTGCAGAACGCTGTCGGCACGATGTCGGTGACGCCCGCTGGCCTGACGTTCCCGAACTCCAGCACCCAGACGGTGGCCTACCCTGGCTCGACTGGCTTCCTGCTCAAGGCCGATAACCTGAGCGGTCTGGCAGACACCTCAGTGTCTCGGACTAATTTGGGACTGGGCACGATGGCTACGGCCACGGCTGCCGACTACTCGACGACCACTGTCGCGAACGGCCTCTACTACCCGCTCTCTGGTAACCCTTCCTCGTTCCTCGTCGCGGCTGACATCGCTGGCAAGGCGAACTCCGCTAACTCCGCCCTGACGGGCAACGTGACGATCGTCAGCAACTCGGCCGGCGCGGCGCTCTTCATCGAGCAGGCTGGCACCGGCAACATCCTGACCCTGCATGACCAGGCTACGGATACGAACTTCGTCACCATCGACGCCAACGGCAAGGTCAGCACCATCCCTTCGGACGCCACCAACGGCGCTGGCTTCAACGTCGC